TGTCTATTACAGTAGAAGCTGTATTTACATTTATAGTTCTTTTCGTTACAACAACAACGTTTGTCATGTGAGTTTTATCTAGTTACTTGAGGAGTGACAGTAATAATACCTTCTACAATTCTAGATACATCTGAACCGCTTACTAGCTCAACATCGTATACATAACGACCAGCAACTAGATTACTGGTTTGGTCAGAAGTTAGGTTAAGAGTTATTTGACCGCTCTCAACATTGATACTTGCCGTAAAAGTAGCAGCCGGAGTTGTTGAGGTATACCACTTTCTAATTTGGGAATTAGCGGTATAACCAGTTAATGACATAATGTCTCCATTTTCATCTGTTAAAGACAAATCAGTGGAAAACGTTGATCCTTGATCTATTACTAAGTTAGCTTTGGTTGCCATTTATTATACCGTAATAAGAACTTTGTGAATTTTAACAGTGACTGTACTTGCTATAGGAGTACCCAAAAGATTTACATTACCACCACTTATGGTAGCTCTAAATGTTGCCAAAATAGCAGAGTTGTAGATAGAACCAAATTCAGTAATGTAAGGTTCTGTTCCATTATGCACAACAAGAATTTTAGTTAGCTGGTATCTGCTGTTAGTAGAGTCAGTTAGTTGTATAGCATATTCACCAGATCTAAAAGCAGTAGCTGAGAATGAATCTACTGCTGCTTCTGCTGTGCTAGCAAAAGAGTAAGAAGATGTTGTAGTGGTAGCAACAGAATTTAGTGAAACTATATTAGCTGCTACTGTTGGTACTGATACCGTGTTACCTACGCTAACATTATTTGTTGTAGAGTTAAACGTTAATCCAGCAGAACCACCAAGGTTAGTACTGTTATTAAACTGAATTTGAGTGTTAGAACCAGCAACTGCTACAGCACGAGTTTGGAAAGTAGCATCAGCAAAAACGATACCTGCGCCAGAAGTAGTAATAGCAACGTTACCGCCGCTGATCGTAAATTTACTTCCAGGAGCAGAGTTACCAACACCAACTCTAGAGTTTGTACCGTCTATAAACAGAGTAGCACTGTTAAAATTGGAGTTCCCAGAACCTGTTATACCAGCAGAAAAATTACCGCTTGTAGAATAAAGTTCCCAACGGCTAGTAGTATTACCGAGACCAATACCGTTGCTTGTAGGTAACAGATTGGTTGAGTAAAGAGTAGTACCAACGATCGTCTGGTTTCCGGAAACAGTAAAGTTACCCGATACTGTCATATCGCCGGAAATATTAGCGGTGGCAGCTTTTAGGAATGTGTTAGACTCGATAGAAAGAGCATTAAAAGCTCCAGCTACGTTTGCTGTATTTCCTAAAGTAGTAGCACCTGTTACAGATAGCGTATTAGACATAGTAACGCCTGCTGTAATAGCAGCATTACCTGTTACAGATAAATTATTGGAAAGAGTAGCAGCGCCTGTTACAGCGAGTGTATTGCTCAATGTAGCAGCACCAGTAACAGCTATTGTGTTGCTTAAAGTAGCCGCTCCTGTTACACCTAGAGTGCCACCAACCGTTGCAGCTCCAGAAGCAGCGAATGTACCAGTGCTTGTTGAGGTCGAATTAATAATAGTATTGGATACTGAGTTACCGATAGCAAAAGAAGCTACAGTTAAAATAGTATTAGATACTGAGTTACCGACTCTAAAAGCATTAGTAGAAACAAAAACGTTAGCACCAACATTAATAGTGCTAGAAACGTTGGCCGAACCAGTAATGTTTACATTAGAAGAAGCGGTAATAACTCCATCAACTGAAAGTGTATTGGCAATAGTTACAGCACCGTTAACACCGAAAGTGCTAGAAATATTAGCTGTTGCTAGCTGAGTTTTACCTGTTACAGTTAGAGTATTAGCTAAATTAACAGCGCCAGTAATGCCGACAGTATTAGAAAAAGATGCTGAATTAGTAACCGTTAGAGTGCTATTGAGGTTAGCAGCCCCAGTAACTACTAGATTGCTTCCAACAGTTGCTGCTCCTGTTATACTAAGGTTGCTAGAAAAAGATGCATCACCACCAATAGTTAGAGTTCCATTAGTCGAAATAGCAGTTGGGCTCATAGAAGCGAATACAGTAGCGTTGCCTGTATAAACACTTGAATTACTAATTACTGTATTGGTTGTAGTATTACCAACTCTTACAGCGGTAGTATTTGCCCCAACTCCTGTACCGATATTAACTGCTGATGAAACGTTAGCAATACCAGTTATCGTAGCTCCGCCAGAGCCAGTAATTAAACCCGTTACCGCCAAAGTATTAGAAAGAGTAGCAGCGCCTGTTACCGCGATAGTATTAGAAAGAGTAGCAGCACCAGTAACAGCTATTGTGTTACTTAATGTAGCAGCACCTGTAACTGCTAGTGTCTGTGACAGAGTAACAGCGTTAGAAACGTTAAGGGTATTAGCAATAGTTACGGCGCCATTGACACCGAAGGTGCTCGAAACGTTGGCAGTCGACATTTGTGTTTTGCCAGCTACCGACAAGGTATTAGATAAGGTAGCAGAATTAGTTACAGAAATTGTATTACTGAAAGTAGCAGCACCAGTTACTGCAATCGTATTAGAAAGTGTAGCAGCTCCGGTAACAGCGATAGTGTTAGACAACGTAGCAGCACCAGTAACAGCTAGTGTGTTCGCAAGCGTGGCTGCGCCAGTAACATCGATTGTTCCGTTAGTTGTAACAGCTGTTGAATTGATCGAGGTAAATACTGTATTACCAAGATAGATACTTCCTGATCCAACAACAGTATTCGTAACACTATTACCAACTCGAATATTGGTCACATTAGCAGATACATTTGCTCCAACGTTAATAGAAGTTGAAACGTTTGCTGTACCTGTAATTGTTGCACCGCCAGAAGCAGTCATTAAACCAGTTACACCAAAAGTATTCGCAACTGAAGAAGCGCCAGTAATGGTTACTGTATTACTGAAAGTAGCAGCGCCTGTTGTTGATAATCTAGAAAGTAGATTGGTATTTCCAGTAACATCTAGGATACCTGTTACTTCCGTATTTGCTACCAAATCTACAAAAGATCCAGTAATAGTTACGTTAGCATAAACATTTACGCTGCTAGCATTAGCAGTTATGCTAAGTGCTGAAGCGTTGGCTAACAACATAGTAAAAATAGAGTTAGCCTTGAGAGTCGAAGAACCCTGTAAAGTTGAAGAACTGTTAACATAAAAACCAGCAGCAGTAATGTTTACATTTCCTGATGCTGTAGCATTTAAACTAGAAACTGAAAGTGTTGTATTACCTGTCGAATTGATAGAAACAGATTCGACATTAATAGCAGCGGCTGTCGTAGAAGAGTTACCCGTTAAAATAACAAGATTTGCCCCGCTATAAGTAAACAACACATTAGAAGTGAATGAAAGGTTTTCCGAGGCAGATAAATTACCACCTCTCAATGAAGATGCAAATAGGGTGTTGGCGCCGAACTGACCAATAACCATACCATTACCTGTAGTCACACCACCAGTGCTGGTGTTAGAAGTTGTGACAACATTAGAAGAAATGATAGATGCTATCTGATTTGTTCGGGCAAGCCATGTACCGAAAACTTGAGAGTTTGTAACTGGCGTTACTGTAACAGACATTAATTTTTACCCATGAATTGCAGAAGAAGTTGTTTTATCTCTGATACATTTTCGGACAGAGAAGAAATGTTTTTCTTCAAGTCTTCATGTTCAGAGATAACTTTTTGCATCTTCAATATGTTATCTCTTTCTTGCTTGTATTTATTTAATGCTTCTGTGTTCACATTAAGTATAGCATTCGATTTTGTGTCCCTCACAAGGTTCGGTTCGTCCATCACTTTTAAATACATCGGTCACCTTAAGTGCTTACAGCGATAGCACGATAATCTTGAATACGAGGAACAACACTAGAGTCACTCGACAACAGAACAATTTTAATAGCAAACGCCTTATATTTATCGAATATTTCACCATTATTATTTGTGTATTTGATAATACCTAAGTTGGTTGCATCAAGATAAGCAGTTTCATCTGTCGGGGCAGTAGTAGGTATGCTGTAAACATACTCGATAAAGTCGTTTGGATTAACTTTGCTGCTTACGAGATTGCTATTAGTCACAAGCTGAGTCCATGATTTTTCTTCAAAAGCTTCGCTGTCTGTTGAATTCCAGAACTTGCCATATACTAAAATATCCGTTGTAGATGGTTTATAAGCAGCAACGAAAACCTTTAAATCTTCAGCATCCTGACCGTCAGCAAGAACAACTTTCTTAGAAATATATCTAGAAATTGCTAGACCACCATCTGGAGTTCTTTCTGTTGCAGCGATAGTAGTTGACGTATAAGATGTCGCAACATTTGCAACTACGTTAGATGTAGCATTGCTTGTATTCTTAATCAAATTACCAACAGTAAAGGTTCCGTTGATTGAACCTACAATTACAGTTCCATTGGCGCCACCATCGTTAGTTGAATACACAACAGTACCAGTTGCAAGACTTGTTTCTTCTCTAACAGTATCACCAATATTAAACACACCATTAGATGTATTGTAGCTGATTGTTACCGCTGTATTCGGATCAGAATTAATCAGGTTACCAATTACAGTAGCAGCTGCTTTAACAGTGTCGATAATTGGTGAAATTTTTTCTGAAGAAGAAGCCATAGGAAGTTCGAGCTTAACAGATTTGTTCCCACTAAGCGAAAGAATTTCATTAGTACGACTCATAACGATACGTTCTTTATCAATGAACGTGGTTTCTTGTTCGAACACCGCTCCAACAGAAGAAGTATCTATGCTACTAGTATTAGAAGTACCAGCGATATTAAGTCCAACAGCTGTTCCTGGAGGAATGCCAAGGGAGAACTTTGGCATTACAACACTATATTGGCGATTATCAACACTTACTACACGAGCCGATGAGTTTGAGCTCTCAGCTATGATATAGGTATTGTTTGTCAGATAGTTTGAACTGTTAGCTGTAGAATTAGCAACAACCATAAACCCATTAGATACATTAACAAGTTTAATGTTACCAGTAAATGTACCATTAGCTGTTAGGGAACCAATTCTAGAATTATTATCAGTGAAGTTTGGTACAGCGTTGATAACACAAGCAGTGCTATTAGTTACTGAGATAACTCTTCTAACAATCGAAGTTACGCCAGTATTGCTCTGGATGTAAATTCTGGTATTTGAAGAAAAACCAGTGGTATTAACATTAGTAATAGTAGTGCTTGAAGTTGAAACGTTACCTGTATTAGTAATTCTGTTATTAGAAAAATATACTTTTTCATTAGCAGTGAAGTTGCCAAGCAGCGAATCAACAGTTAGGTATTCTGAGTCGTCATTGTTTAGCACAACAGTGCCTGACAGTGGCGAGAATGTAGCTCTATTCAAGAAAAACTTAATATCTTCTCTTTGATAAGGAGTCCATGTTCTATTATCCGATGAGGTGAACATAACACCAACGCCACTATTGTTGAAGATAGGAGCATTAGTAGAGATGTCTATTCCACCGATTTCACCAACCCATACGGTGTAATTAGGATTAGCACCATCTGGTTTGATAGAGAAAGCAAAATCATTATTGTTTTCAAGAAACACTGGAGCGTCAAAAGTAAATCTTGTTTTTGCTGTGCCATCAGAAGAAACTATAACTTCGCTTGCATTTAGATGCTTACGACTGAATGGTACAACGTTGTATCCAGGATAACCATTTAATACGGTACGAATTTCAAGAGTAACGCCTAAAATAGGATCTTTAGAATTGAAACACACATCAATAGAACTTACAAAAATACCTGGAATAAGACTAGGTTCATCGATAGTGAATGTTTGAATGATAGGATCGTCGTTAGGAATTATTTCTCTTGAAACTTGGAAGTTAGTAGCGGTATTAGTTGTTGTAATAACCTGGTTTTCAGAAAGATTCGTAAATGAAAGCTGAGCTTCTGTTGTATTAATACCAATGTTATTTTTAGCATAAGAAACATTAGTACCAAAATACTTGGTTGTAGCTTGCGACTGAATATTATCCGAAGAGGTAACTAAATTTGCAACGTCGACCAATTTAAATACGCGTTCTCCAACATAGAAAGTATTTACTGGAATAGCGAATACGCCATAAAGTTCGCCAGCGCTACTAGTTTGCAACGTAGTTCCAGTAGGAACGTAACTTGTGTCAGTTTTAACGCAGAATTGAGAAACCGCGATTTCGTCAAAGAACGCATAAAAAATAGTATTAGGTTTTAAACCAGCAGCGTAGAAACGAACAAGCTTAGGTCTTAGGAAAGGCTGAATGTTAAGATCTGTTACATAAGAACCAAAATCATACTGGTTTTCTGACATGCTAACGTTTAGGTTAGTACCTAATCTATTTTGGTTTGATAGAGTTGTAGTTTGAGTTGTAGTTGCGATTGTTGTTGTTAGGATGTTACCAGCTTGTGTACTATTTTCGGAAGTGCCAGTTACTCTAGACGAAGAAGAAGACGAAATTTCTCTCCAAGTTCCCCATTGAGTTCCCCAAGCTTCATCAAGATTTAACCAATTTGAATAAAGATCCAAATTAACAGAAACTGCAGGGTTGATAGTTACGTCTGGTTCAAAATCGCCCTCTGGGCTGAGTTGAATAGAACCTTTCCAGACGTAGTTAACATCTTGAGAACAGTTTCTAATTTTGCTAGCAAAAGGTTGAGCGATATAATTAGATATTTCAGTTTTTGTAAGGGTTATTAAACGTCCATTGGTTGATATTTCAACACCAGAACTTAGTGCGCTATTAAATTCAGTATCAACCAATGTAGTTTGGAAAAACGGACGTGCTTCAGTTAAGTTTGAATCAACAGCAATATTGTATTGTGGATCAAAAGTATTGCCAATATCGTGGCCAATAAATGCATCAGCAAGGATACCATGTTGGAAACGATTTCCGCCAGTCGAATTAGGAATAAGCAAACTTCTGGTTGACAACTCTAAAGTGCTAAGAGATGTATAGTATTCAAGTTGAGTAATTCTGCGGTCTAGAGTTCCAATGTCTCTCATAGTATAACGACGGTTTTTATAATATGATATACCTGTAGCAAAATCATATCGACTAGCTGTAGCGGCTTCAGAAGAAGCTAATGAAGGGTACGGAGGAATATTAAGTACAGCCAAAGTCATCATTGTTGGGATGTCTTGTGGAATTACAGGATTTTCGCTTGGTGCACCTTCTAGTACTTTAACGTTACCGCGAGCATCTATACCAACCTTGTCGTATCTTCCAACATAATAATCAAGATCAGCTTCAAAAGCTGAATCAGGAGTAGGTACAAATCCTGTTGTAGCACTATTGAATACAACAGTACTAATAGGATTTACATTAGCTAGGGAAGCATCAGTGGTATAAACAGCAGTGTTAGTAGCCTGAACGCGAAAATCAACTGAGCTTCTCAAATCTTTAAATCCGGAAGTTTCAGAATTATAAACTGGAATTTGCTGAGTTAGGATAGTGTTAGCTGTTACACCAGTATCGTCGACAGGATAAGAATCTACAGAGAAAAATCCAATACCTTGTGAAGAATCAACCTTGAAAGCGTCAAGTTGGATAAGGAGTTTTGCATTTGCAGGTATAGAAACTCCTGTTTTCTTGTATAGATAAGCAAGATCGTAGAAGTTATCTCTCTGTCCATTATCTAAACGGAAAGAGCTTATAAGGTCTGGGTTAGCAGTTGAATAAGTTGTACCAACATAAATATGCTTAATGCGAAGCACATCAGGGTAACCTAAGCACCATGGTCCAGATGTACCAGATGTAGCTGCATCAATTTTAACATAGGTATCAGGGTAAAGCGTTTTTTTAGAAGGATTAGCAACCGTTCTGCGAACGTTGTAATAAACTTTTGCACCGAACGAAGTGTTGAACGTACGACCTAGATCGATAGTAGCAGCAGAACCTGATGAAGAAATGGTAGCTCCAGAAAGAGAAGATATATTAAGAACGTCTCCTGGAACGATAGACCAAGCTACATTAGCGCCTGACCATGCATTTGTAATGTTAGTAGCAGTACTCAAGCTTGTAGCTGAAGAAATTGCTGAAATTTTAACAACTTCTGTAGTTGTAGCGTTAGCAATTCTGATACTTTGACCAACAGCCAAAGAACTAGTAAAATTAGTGCTTAAACCAGTTAGTGTATTTGAAGTTGATCTAGTTACAGAACCAGCAATGTTAGTGCTATAAGCAGAACCAGTAGGAATAATTAAAAATTCTTCTTCTTGATTATTGCTTAGTGTGCCAGAATAAGGAAGCTGATTAGTACCACCTGTTCTTGAAGGAACAGTAAGGGCTGCGTTACCTGCTGTACCAAAAGTTACATTGTTTGAAGTTCTGTAGTCAAACTGAGTTTGATTATTTGCAGTAAAAGCATAAAGACTCTTAACTGCTTTCTGATTAAATGGGAAAGTAAGAGCTTGTAAATTTGATTCTTGTAATACTGCAGAACCATCTGTTAACACAATGTCAGCATAAGCTTCGTTAGAACCATCCGTTGCCGAAATGCATCGAACACTATTAAAACTTTGACCAGAGTTCATACGGATATTAAACAGGTATAGTCTGTAAATCGCGGCGCCATCACCAGCAAAACCAGTATCAAGCTCTACAGCAAGCACATTCGCAGTGCCGATTTCTGAACCTGGTGGTGAAAGATTGTTAACTGATAGTCCAACGCCAACTGTAGAATTAACTGCTAGACCAGTTGAACTTCTTAATGAAACGCTCTGAAGGTTAGGCGTATCAAAAATACCAGCATACTGGTTTACGAATACGTAACTACCCATAGTAGCTGTAATAATTTGTTGAGGTACACTCTTAATATCATTACCACGGCGAACGGTTTCAACTAACTTACCAACAGTTTCAACACGATAACCATTAACATATGCTAAACCAGGATCAATTTCAAGCTTCAGTTCTGAACCTACAATATCGCCATTGGCATCATACTTGGTTCCAAGACGAATATTGAAAGGACTAATAACATAGTTACCACTTTCATCGTATGTTCTCTGAGCTAATTGCTTACCGAGGTTAGCATAACTAGGATCCGTTCTTACAATGGAAGGATTGCCTTCAACGAAGTCAGCAATAGAGAAAAAGCTTTGGGTGTTAGCAGTATCATGTGTACTACGCGAAACTAAAATTGGTGTCAGTTTAAGACGGTGTGCACCAGGAGCAGCATAATTAGGCGCTCCTGCAGCATTATCTAGAAGAGACGTATTTGATTCTGGTGTTTCGATAGACTCTATGGTGCTGTATCCAACGGAAACTCCCGTAGGATTATTAGTATATTTTGTTAAAACAATGTTTTGAGGCTGGGTTTTTACAAAGTAACCTTTTTGGAAAATAACACCTTCTTGAGCGTGCACAATATAACCAGAACCAGTAGGACCGCTTGCTCCTGATACTGAAGCATTAGCAACTACTACTTGTCCAACAGCTATGTTAGCCGATGTATAAAATGTTAGGGTTTCATTTTCCAGGAATACGTTTTGAGAGCCGTTAGCTGAGGCGCTAACATACTTAATATAAATCGTGTTAAGATCAGGAGAACGAGCAATAGCGCCAGAAACAGTTTCAATTATCTTAGCTTCTACGCTAACATCATTGCGTACAGTAAGACCTTTTAGATCAGTTACTGTAAGAGCGCTGGTGTTAGCATAAGTGTCAACTAATTTAATATACGATACTGATGAATCAAAAGACAGCTGACAACCTTCAACTACTGATCCTTCAGTAAAAATTTGACGACCAAATTTGTTAATTTGATCCTGCGCGATAGACTGAGTTTCATTTAGCTCGCGAGTTTGAACAGCCACCGAAGGTCTAAAGAGAACTTGATAATGACCATTATTAGCGGTATAGGTATCAAAGTAAGGGCTGCGCGAAAGATCTGTATCTAAACTCATTCGTTCCTCTAAAATTTAATAATAAGCTTGACCTGCTCAGTCGAAGTTTTTGTTCTATCGAACTTACTTAGGTTTTCCAAATAGATAACTTTGCCGCTGTTTCTTACCAAATCAGGTAACTTAATAGAATCAGGTAGAGCAACTGCGCCTTCAGCTTCAGAAATATCACCAGTAATTGCATTGTTACCACTGATTTGGAATTTACCGAGATAAGGTGTAGTTTCTAAATTGTTAATACGATTTACATCCGAAAGCACTAGTACGCTATACACAGTATTTATCGTACTTGTTTTAGTTCCAGATTGATTTTGAATAGAATCACCTGATCTAAATGGTCTATTTAATGTTTCATCAAAACCAGTTTTAGAAACCGCTGCTAATTTTAAGTATTTAGATGATGTATTAGCATAAGTTACAACAGCATTAGCACCAGTAGTTGAATTAATGATAACATCACCAACAGCAAAGTTATTTGCAGCAACGTATGTTATGTCAAGTTCATCGGCAGTGCTAATAATTTTACCTGTAGCGTAAATTACTTCTTGAGTAACATACTCAAACAACTGGAATGGTTTTGTGTTTGAAGAAAGTGTAATTCTAGCTGTCTGGTTGATTAAATTACCAAACGAAGAAGTAGCATTTACGGTTCCGTTACTGGCGTAAATTCCCTGCAACTTAGCATAAGAATTAGTCGTAGGTGCATAAATTTCATCATCTTGAGCAAAAGAACCAAGAACATTTGTAACTCTGATTTGACTGTTTGAAATGACCTGATTGATTTGTGCTGTACCTCCGGGATTAAGTTCAGAGATTCCAAGCAGTTCGTCAGATAAAGTAAAGTATTTTACGCTAGCAGCTGTAGCACGAGCGTTAGCCGACGAAGTCCAACCGTAAATCGCTGTAGATACGTTCGCAGTATTAGAAGCGTCGACTAAAAATGTTCCAGTAGTATTTTTAATTTCAAGATAGGTATTGTTTGAATACACAACTACACCAGCTGCATTAGATGCAGGCTGCACAACGACTTCTCCGGCTACGAAACTGCTAGAAATGTTTGCTATAGTAATAGAGCTACGATCAAATCCGCTTACTTCAAAAACTGCTTCTTCAATGTAAGGGTTCTTAATCAAACCAATGTTTCTGTAAGATCCGTATATAGGTAGCTTATAACTTTCGTTTACCGCTGTATCAAACTTTTTAGAAACACCAACATAAGTAGCACTAAGTTCAGAATATGCATCTGAACCGTGACCAAGGATTGGACTAATTTGAGCCTGTACTACCGCTCCTGTTCCGTAAAGAGTATTGGCGAAAACAGTAACATTCGCTTTAGAATAATTTGTACCACCATCAATTAAAATAATTGAAGAAATAGAACGATTAGGATTATTCGCTGATTGATCAATTTGACAATAAGCAATAGCTCCGTTACCATCACCATCGATATTTACAGTTGGGGAAATAATAAACTCTGTTAATTCATTAGGTGAAGAATAGGTAGATATTACCGAAGCATTGCCGAGCGGAACACCGTTGGCGTATCTCACATTAATTTTGGTTCCAACTTCAAATCCACCTTCTTGTGTTTCAACAGTAATGTTCGGATATGAATCTAAAGTGTTAATGTAAGCTTTAGTCTGTGAAGAGATACCATAAACAAATAGGTTGGAATCAAAGGTACCAAGAATATTAGAAAGGATTAATGTTGAGGTATTTGAGAACGAAACAGTACCGTTAGCATTTTGGCTAGTATTTGCAGCATCAACTAAAGAAACAGTTTCGCCAATGGTGAATGTCTGATTTACAGGAGTAACGTTTGAGTATGCAATCTGCACAGAATTAAGGTTTTTGTAAACGATAAAACCATTAGCATTTGTTTTTGTAATTGAGTCAACAGAAACTGCTGATGGTACAAGAAAAACGTTAGCAGAAGTGTAGTCGTCAGTAAGTGGTGAGCTCACGGTAAGGAACGTAGTATTAACCGCTGTAATTCTGCGAACCTGAGTGTTAGCGTTTTCGCCTACTCTTACGTAGTCATTAATAGCAAACTGTGTGTTAAAGGATGTGGCGGTGTTAGAACCAATCAAAAATGCATTCGCTACTGGATCAACCCATACTTTACCACTTTTTTGAACATGAGAGTAAGAAGTGTTAAAGATAGAGTAAGTATTAACGAATTCAGTTTCAGAAATATGTTCGATGTTTAATACTGTTGAATTTGCTTTTCTTACAATACCTGTGGCTTCGGTTTCCGCCTGAACTAAAACATCTCCGACGTTTGTAAAGCCTGTGTTGTACAGAAAAGTTACAGCTGTAGATTTTTGTGTTACAAGATCACCAATACTGAAGAGACCATTAACGCTTGCGAGTTTTAAATTTACAAAGTAGTCGAAAGCGGGATCTACACTCAGCAGTTTGTTTAAGCCATTGTATCCGGAAATTCTTCTGATCTGACCAGAACCATAACCAGACTTTAAATAAATTGAAGAATTAGTATAATAGTTATCGATAGCTGAAGAATTAGAAGATAGTTGGATTACGTAATTATTTACGAAGCTGCGAATAAAGCCTGTTTCATAAACTTGATAGTTATTACCAGAGTTAAGGAGAACCAAGTTGTCGATAGAACCAGCAACAGCGTTTCCTGTAACGAATGTGTTGGGTGTTACAGGAAAATAATCATTAGTTTGGAACTTTGTATAATCAGCTGAGTCGCATGTGAACATGTACTTCCAAATGTATCCATCAGAAGTCGTGAAGTTACCAGTAGTCTGCAGTACAGAAGGTTTTACCGTAGATGGTACACCGTTTGGATTTTCAGGACCATATCCGTTATGGATACACTTATAAACTTCGTTAGTTGATGTAATTACATAATATTGTTTGTCTTTAAGATTAGGGTCATTATTATCGTAACGAGCATAAACAGTATTATTAGCCCAAGCGTATCTTTTGGACATGTGAATAACATCTGAAGGCGTTAGAATTTTACCATAAATCATATCTCTATAAACATCAAGTTCAACCTGAGTTACAGAGTTATTGGCTGGTATAACAGCTGTTTCGTCAATGTTTCCATTAGCATCTAACCAAGGTTCTGGTTTGCCTACGAAAACGTAATATGAATTTTTGGTATTTTCTAGAGCGCTGATAAAGTTGTTAACGTTATCAACGTCATGATTAACTGTTAAAATTGCCATCTTCTACCTTTAAGATACTTTGGTATATTTATGATTGAACAAGGGAAGAATATACTAACTCTGATGCATTGTTTTCAAGCACGTTTTTAACGGAATATCTGCCAAACAGTTTTAAACCAGCAGGATGAATAAGATCCTTAACATAATTTTCATATGTTGAGAGCATACGCGTAGCTAAAATTTCATAGGAGTAATTCTGATAATAAAAACTATCTTGTAGATATATATTGTCGCTGGTAAAACTTTTGTTGTCTTTCCAATAACCACGACTTTGACCATTTAGATCAACAACTGTTGTACCTACCACACTATATTCGTTGTTAGCACTATTAAGATTTACAATTTCATCTCTACCATATCCGAATCCAGAATCAACAACTTCAACAGCAGAAACAATACCGTTAGCAAATCCAGCAGTAGCAGATACTTCAGAGTTAAATCCTTTAAACCCGCCTAAGTTGTCTTGCATTTTTAGTTTGTAAATAGCAGGTTCAATTATGCTAACAACAGGATCCGAAGAGTAACCTTCGCCGCTGTTGATATTTTTAAGAGAAGCGATAGTACCAACTTCTTTGTCGATAGTAGTTAAAGCGTTTCCGATAATAGTGTCCATATTATCATCATCAGGCGTAGCTACTTTAGGAAAGTTCCATTCAGTAACTCGTGCTACGGTTCCGATGTTAGCATTAGCTGTTACAGTTGAATTAATAAGTTTTTCACCATAAACAAAGTAACCAGTTTGTGCATTGGCGCTTACTGATGTTGAATTTGAAGCTACAACAACAGCCGTAGCATTTACTGTTTCAATTGGGAACAGACTATTAATATGAATAAGAGTTCCTGATGTGTTACTGATTAAATGGATGTTAGAAGTTAAATTAGCATTTGTAATATCGCTACCTTTAACTTGAATATATGATCCATCACTAATTGTGCATATAACGTTTGCGATACCTAATGTTGAATTAGATAATTTTTCGCCTACAGTTAAAATAGAAGCAGATGTTACATTGACATCAAGACCTCTGACATCAACATTGGCCATACGAACAGAGTTACCGATAGAAAATACACCGGAAATACTATTGACAGAAATGATATAACCTGATACGGTGCTGTCGATAACTGTTGCCAAATAATCTTCAATATCATCTGTGTTGATTCTGAAAATTTCTTTGTTAACAATGCTTCCAATATCAAAATTTGCACCATCTCCACCAGTGTTTATGTAAACATAACCCGAGTTAGCGAAGTAGGGTGAAAAAGCTGTACCATCAACATTGCTCGTTAAAATAGAATTATTGTAAAGAGCGAAAGCTGTTGAGTTTACCACATTGGCGTAGTATGAATATGTGCCTGTGTTTAATTCTTCCATTCCTTCGACATAATCGATACGAACAGAATTACCACTAGCTAGCATATGAGCTTGAGAAGTTGTAACTACAACAGGGTTTGTGTTTGTAGTATTAGTTATAGAAACTGCTCTACCATCAACACTAACAATTGCATCTAAAGAAAACCCACTGCCGCCATTTATAAGTTCGAAAGTAACTTCACCATTTTTAGATCTAGTCGCTACTACACGAGCAACACCACCAACGCCGCCTCCTCTAATGTCAAGAAGGTCGCCAACTTCGTAGCCAATACCACCTTCAAAAACGCTTACTGAAGAAAGCGAACCAAAAATTATAGGAGCAGTTTCTGTAGTTATTAGTGGTACTTGTTCAGAGAGAATTTTTTCACCGTATTTGAAACGACCCTGAATATTAGACAGTGTTAAAACGTTGACTAATTTGTTATTAACTGATTTAGTAAAAAAGTTTTCTACAATAGCTGTAGACAAAGTTGAGCTAGAATAAATTTTACGACCAATAAGTTCTGTAAGGTATAAGTTGTCTGACACCTCTATGTATTTCGGCAATACCCATTCATTGTCAGACAACTTAAAGATGTATTTACCTGGAACATATATTTCGATATCTTCATTAAATAAAAGTCGGAATAGAAAAGCGTATGACTTATCAGTGCCCTTGCTTCTGTATAATTCTAGGATGTGCTTGATGAGCAAACGTTTGTCTGAAACAATGTTTTCAGGCAAAGAACTAATATAAGCATTCTTAAAATATTTTAGATAGGAATCTAATGTTGTATCGATATCACGATATTCCATTAATTTTCTTGTTTGACCAAGAACATTATTTTCTTGCTCTAACCATTCATAATATGCTTTAACGAAAGCAATGAATAACGGACCTTCTTCTTGATAGAACTGAGGGAAATGCGATTCAATAAATGGTGAGATAAATTTTTCTATGCTCATTAGTTACTAACTACATTAAAGTTTAGTCCAGCAACAGTATCAATTGCTATGATTGTATTTTTGCGACAATAAACGTCTTTGTTTACTGGAGTTGCATATATTTTTAAGCCAGCGCCAATGCTAAAGAAAATCAATGGAATAATGTTAATCAAACCAGAAACATAATCCACCGTTCCTACTTCAGTGTAAGATGAAGAAGCTAAATTTGTTGAACGTTCTACCTGATATATTTTTCCTGAACCAGCGTCGATACCTTCAATATAGTCTGTCAAAACGTAGGTTTTACCACCAGTTACATATTCAGAACTTACTATAGTTCCTGATTCAATTGCGTTTTCAAAATTGCAGGTTATAGCGAATGTGAGTGTGGTAGGTGGAGTAAAAGATTTGTACATTTGCACAGTTGTCTCATTACTCAATATACCATCATCAGATTCATTAATAGACTGTTCAAGTTTAGACATTCTAAACGCTGTATTAAAATTTTGCAAATTATTAGAATTATAAGTTTTAACAGCTTCAATAGCTTTTGATGTAATCGTAGTTGATGTAGAAGCTGTGTTATTGAAATTAACGTGAATCGTTGAACCTAACTGTAGAGATAGATATTCTGGGTCGATAACTTTTGTTCTAATACCGATAGAAGTTAAACCGTCGATAAAACTCTCAACGTCTTTCTTTCTATTGTCAGTGAGAGGCGTGCCGGAATAAGTGCTTGAGGCAATATACACGGTGCCAAATTCAACAGAAGCATTAGAAACTTCGCCGCCAAATACGTTTACATACTTAACTTCAGGAAAATTCTGAAGTATGGTTGTTATATAATCGTTTTGAGTTACACAACGACCCTGAGTTTGAAAGTGTCTCGGAGCATTAAATTTGATTGAGTTAATACCTTCGGCGTTAGCTCCGCTAATAGCAGGAGTAATAACTTCAATAGTATTTGGAACAGCGTATCCACCATTATCATCGCCAATATCTGAATCTAAATTAAAGGCTGAAATACCATTCCCATCAGAACCGCTGGTAATGCGATAGTTAGCGTAAATTACTGCACCACTCTTAGGGTTTTTACCAAAAACATTGTCCCCGAAAACAATTTCGTAAGTACCGCTCTCAAATCCTTGCAAAAAATAAACTTCTGAATTAGAGCTCAGACCAAACAGGTCGCTAGCAAAAGTATAAATTGAGTTAGCATTGTTTTCTTGAACAATAATTTCGATACTGTTTGTATCGATAGTTGGATTAGAAAGAATAAATCTTTGATCTTCTATGTTATAGTCTACAATGTAAGATTCTTGAACGTAAGAACCTTCATATATTTCCAGATTGGAAACACTATATGTCGTGTTAGTTGAAAGGTAGGATGTAGCAGAATCAGTAACGAATGTGAACGAGTTGTTACTATTAACACCGCTGAATACTGTTCCTTTAGAAATAACCATAGGGTTTGTCACGCCTGTAGTTTCAATGGTAAAGGAAATTACAGCCTTAGAAGAACGATTTGATCTAGGAAGGTAATTGAGTTCTTTCGCTCTTGAAATTACAGAATCCATTTTCTGTGCTGAATCGAGATGCATTTCTGAACCTATCATGTTCAGATAGAAAGCGTTGAGGTAGGTGTTATACGTCATCACATCAATAAGAGTATTGATGTTCGAACCCTCGAAGTCATAATCTCTGAAAACAGACTGAGAAGAAAGATAGTTTATGAAATTTTGTTTTTGAGTATCAAAGTCTAGTGAACTCAAAACTAGAGAGCTATTTGCCATTTATCGAACTCTTTTAAGAAGAAACGTGAAATTAATAGGACTAGGATTATTTATGAGATTGTAAACGATTGTTACCTCAACCTCGTTTTCATTGTACAGATCAGAATTAATCTGCACGTCTATTAAATTCACACGTGGTTCATTGTTTTGAATACAATTTTGTACATAAAGTTGTAGTGTAGTCAGCGCCTCATAAGTATTGTTTTCAAACAAGGTTGCCATAACATCAGAACCAATATAAGGCTGAAAAGGTCTTTCGCCAAGATTAGTCATGATCAAATTTTTCAGTGATTGATTAACAGATTTTTCATTGGTAACACGACCTAGTTGGTTACCGAATGGCGATTTTGCAAAACTGTTTGTGAAATCGCTAAAGAATTCTATTTTTTTAGTTAACTCTGTAAAAGAATCTGCTCTAGTTACTGTCATTATCCACCTGCGAATACGTTAGAAGAACCTTCAGCTACAGAAGTGCAGCCAGAAATAGCATCTCCAACTCTGCCTGCTCCTTTACCATTAACAAAAACAGTAGTAGAACCAACAGTTATTGAGGCTGCATGAGAAGGACAAGGAGCTCCGGGTAAAAGATGAACCGTGTTAACGTCTCCTTGGCGACTCCAAGGAATGCCATTAACGTATACGTTTGGAGATCCTACTGCTCTTGTCATACCCGAACAATGAGCAACATCAGCATCTCCAACTCTAGTAGCAGCTGGCATTTATTTTGTTTCCCTCTTTAGTAGTTCCTTTAGCTTACCATTCCATTGATCTAGTTCTTCGTGTTGTTCGTGGGTATGTGGACCCTCGGGAATTTCAGGAAGAAACTTAATTACATTATCGAACTCTAAAGGTATATCTTCGTATTTATCGTAAGTTTGCAACAGTCCGTTTATAAGTACAACAAATTCATGAGCCATAATTACCTCACGGATTTAGATCAATTCGATCAGCTTTCAAAGTAATGCTACCACTTTCAATTACAATAGAAGCGCCACCTACCTTGAGAGTAATTTTAGTATCGCTTGTGATAGTCATATCATTGATCGAACGATATAATGCAGTAGCAGCAGTGTTAACAATCATTGCATCACCAGAGTAAATTTGGAGCTTACCACTCTCAACTCTGGTATCCATGCTACCGCCCTGAACGTGTAGAGAATAATCTCCATCAGAGATCATCTGTACTTTATTACCCTTTACTGAAGAACATTCATCGCCCTCTAGACTCGAATATTTGCTACCAGTATGTTCAGTAACAACATCGCCTTTTGATGTTTTGTATGTGTTACCATCAGCATCATTGTCAAAAGAACCTTCTTTAGATCCTGACATACGTTTTCCACCAGCACCATCATAGGCGTCACCGCCAACTGAAGTACCTTTATCACCCGCTACGTTTGTACGGTCTGTAGACTCAACGTTTGAGTCATTATGCCCATCAACCTGTGATGATTTACCCTTACTGTTGTAAGCAAGGGACAGGTGATCTAAGCTGTTAGTTACGCCTTGTTTTGCGCTGTCAACTTCTTTCGATACAAATGAACCATCATAATTAAATTCAACTTCACTGGCATTATCAGGCTTTTCCGGATTAGCATATTTGAAACGAGTTCTACCAAGGACATCGGCTTCGCCTTGTATCCATGGATATTCCGTTTCTTTTCTACCGCCTTCGCCCCAAACAGGACCTGCTACTTTACAATTAAAATCATCGCTCATGGTTTAACTCACAATCTTGTTGACCAAGCTTGCTGCTTGACCGACAGTATAAGGATTAATTCCTGAGATACCAGAAACAACATTTGTGATAGCTCCGAGATTACCACTGGCTAATCCAGAAACTGTTCCTGCTATTCCACCAATGCTACCTAATCCACCAGCGATACTAGCGATACCTGGAATGCCAGCCAGACCAGGGATACCAGCAAGCGGATTTGGCATGTTGAAAGCAGGAAGTGAATCTGTTTTCATTTTTTTGATTATTGCCATGTTTTTAGAAAAATCTTGAATGGTTTTACCAACACCGCCTTGATTCAAAACTGAATTAGGTAAATGAAGGCTTTGAGATAAGTTGATAGCAGTAGAAAGCAAACCGAGAAGTTTCGGTAACAGACCCATCAAATTAGCGCCAGCATTTTTACCCATAGCTTTATCCATACCATTCTGCTCAACGTTTCTATCTTGTTTGATCAGAAGTTGGTTTAATATTTCAGCTGTAAGGTTTTTTTCGATAAAGTAAGGTCTAAGATCTTTGGCTAATTCTTGCTCGCAGTTCGCATAAATTTCTTCTTCTGCAGAAGAACAATATGGTTGATCACTAGGTCTGACAGTGTATACAAACTCAGTTCCTTCTGGAGATACCCACTGGATAAAACCTGGAATAGGATCCGTTTCAACAGTGTAGTAAACTTGTTTATACAGATCAGGAACAACATCAACCAATGATCCAGGAAGAGTTACGCTTGATATTACATTATCTAAAGTAGCGTATTGTGTAACAGGTAAATTATCTGCGCCAAATTCAAGAGCTTTGGCAATGAGATCTGCTACTGCTCCTTTAACGATATCTCTGTAATCTATGCTGATAATATAAAGACCGTCATTTTCAAGAGCCTGATTCATTACGAAAATAACTGTTTCGAATCCAAACTCCTTACTTAAAATACACAAAGCGCCACTAAGAGCGTCTGTAATTGTTTTTCTTCTAGGAGCTGGGCTTGATGAACTCATTAAACTGCGAACTAGCGACAAAGCAGAAAACATAGTTTTCAAAGCTTGCGAAGCTGCTAACGGGTCTACCTTTTGTATAATCTCAGGTAGTTTTTTTGATGCATCACCAGAAGCAGTTGTAGGTTTATCAGCATTAGGAGCATACATTTCCCTAGCTGTTTTAATGTCAGGTTTACCCTTAGCGTTTTCTACAACCTTAGCGTTATTGTATTTGTCTTTGTTAGTGTTAAATGGGTCAAGTTTCAAACCGATAGCATTGTGAAAATTCATCGCCGCCTGATTTCCCTCTGGCGTTTTTGGATTAGCTGGACCTGGTGTGTCGACTCCTGGTTGTTTAGTTTCTGCTCGCCCGCCAGTAGCTGTATTTTTGTTTCTATCTAATGGCATTGCGCCACGAGAAAATGAACCAAAAATAAAGGGAGTTTTCTTTTCAGGATCTGTTGATAGATAACCTATCATAACTCTTGAACCAACAAGCAACCCAGTAGGAGCTTTACCAACCTTACCTGTTGCAGCTGAAGTGATGTCTTGTAGAGGAATTGCTTCAGTTAGATGTTCATCCTTAACATCCTGTTCATTATCTTGCGTACCATAGATACGAACTTTAACACGCCCACTCTTATAGAAATCTGTAAGATCTCTAACTTCAGCTAAAAGAAAATTACCACCAGCAAAAGAATAATTATCCATTACCTTCACCACCTTCCTTGTAAGAAGCTTTAACTACTGTCAACACCATAGTGTATCTAGGTGTCATACCTAAAGGTTTGATTTTATGACGAATAGCTACTACCAAAGCTTTACCATTAAATTGAGTTTCTCCAGCAGCATTACCACTATCTGATTTTTTAAAAATTTCTAAATTGATCATACTACCTAGTTTGATAGCAGGGTTACCGATAACTTCTAAAGATGCATAATTTTGTGAGAGATGAGAAAGAAAAGCTAATCTTTTAGTTTTCGCTTCAGCAATGTTTGTTCGTTCTTTGTCGTTAGCAGGGTCTACTACTGTAGTAGAAGGCGGTTGATTATCTTTCTTTTTCGCAGCGTGAGATACATTACCATAAATTTTTCTACTGCCATCAGCTGTTTTAAAGCTTGGCTCTTTTTCCGAATTGTTAGTTTGTTGTACACCCGTTACAACGTTGTAAGAAGTTTGACTAGCCTTACTGAGCGGTCTAGTTGGTGTAAAGAAAGAATCTGGAACTTTAATCCAAATGATAGCATTTTTCTTATCTTCAGGGGTGCTCCCAGAGCTATCTAAAGTCATAGATTGTTTTAGTGTAACTACAGGCGATTCTTGGAACAGCTGCTCAAAAGTTGTAAATACATACTTTTGATTGCCACCTTCTGAACGTTGAAAAGCAACGTAAAGAGAAGATTCGTTTTTTGAAGAAACATGCATGTGAGTGAGACTTTTATAAGCCTGTAAAGGATGCTGTCGATTTATGTTATGTTTCATTTTACCCTTGGTAGGGTCTTTAATCTCGATTTGCTTGTCTGTCTTAAAACCTTCTTTAAGAATATGTTCTACCATGCTGCTGGTTGAATCATTAAAGTTTTTTTGAACGTAGTTACCTTGAGCGTTTAAAAGCTCAGCGGAACAACATCTTACATCATAACGCTTATTGTGACCAGTTGCTTCAGTTTCAGATTCACCATCATTTAAATTTTTGTTGCGCATCATTTTTAATTTAAACGATGCTTCTTCTCCAAAACCTTCTGCAAGACCAAACCGAATTTCAATATCTTTCTGATAATTACCATTCATAGTTTGTGGATTTTTACCTATGGCGTCATCAAAGTCGACAATTTGAATATCAGCGACCGGACCATAAGGGTTGAGAATATCCTCATATACATTAAAAGATGCAGCAGTAGCCTGACCACCACTCATTAAATCTATATCACCAACCCTAAGTGATTTGATATTAATTTCACCAATACCTGCTGTCATAGATTA